TGTCGCGGCCGAGGTGGATATGCGGGCGCAGCTCCGCGCCCGCTGCATGATCGTGCGCGCGACGCAGGCGGTCGATGCGCCGTTCATTTCCCTGCCGGCAGACTTTGCCAGCATGGAAGCCATCCGCGACACCGCGACCGGCAAGCTGCTCGACCTCGAGGATGATTTTACCGGCCCGCTGCCAGGCGATGGTGGCTGCGCGACCGCCTATCGCCTGGTCGGTGAGTGCATCGAATTCCTGCCGCATCCCTGGGTGCCGAGCGCCCCGCCGCTGGTCGGCTGGCAGCCGCAACTGGTCACCATGACGTGGTATCAGGCGCCGAAGCCGCTGGTCGATTCAACCGACACCAACAAGATCCTCGAGCAGCACTACCAGTGCTACTTGTTCGGCGCGCTGAAATACGGCGCCATGTTCGAGCTCGATGACGACCGCCAGGCGCAGACCGCGCGGGCGTTCACCGAGGCCGTGATCGAAGCCAATACCTGGAAAGAAACCGCGCAGTACTCCGGCGCGCCGCTGCGCTCCGTGCAGGCCACGGTGTTCTGATGCTGGTCAGCTATCTCGGCCAGCCGCCGGTGCCGCTCTATGTCGGCCTCTCGCTCACGCCGCCCGGCGGTGAGGACGAAGGCACCGAGCCAGCCGCGGGCGGCTATCGGCGGTTGCTCATGCAATTCGTCACCGCCGGCGACGCGCCCGAGGCGCTGGTCAACGCGACCACCATGGAATGGCCGCGCGCCACCGCACTGTGGGGCGATATCGGCTGGCTGACGCTGCATGATCTGGATCAGGTCTATCTCGGCTATGGCCAGGCAGTCGACCGCCTGACCGAGACGACGCCGACGACCGTGCGCATCGATCGCGGCGACGTGGCGCGCGCCAAGGCCGGCGATATCGTCATCCGCGACGGCTCCGGGCCGAGCGGCCCGCGTGCCTACGGCCGTGGCGCGCACGGCACCGGGCGCTACGCCCGCGGCGGCCGGGTGGGGGCGCCACGGGCTTACAGTCTCGGCCCCTATGGCGTCGGGCCGTATTCTCGCGGGCTTGGGCTGCTGTGGGTTACCGGCGCGCTGGTCGGCGGATTTTCGCCGGCGCTTTCGCCGTGTCCGGGCGCGTCGGCCTGGCAAATGGAGGCGCTGCCGGCATGAGCGACTATACCCGCACCCCGAATTACGGCCTGAAAAAGCCAGTGGTCGACTCAGACATTGACTTGTGGGGCGATCACTTAAATCAGAACGCTGACGTAATAGATACGGCGCTCTGGGCGCAGAGTGTGATACCGGCGCCGGCCGGCGCGCCGCCGCCGGTTAGTCTCGATCTCGATCCGGCGCGCCACCTTTCCAACCTCAGAGGCAAGACTAGCGCCGTCATCGCCATCATCGGCGACAGCACCATGACGGCTGGGCCGCTGCAGGCGCCTACGACCGGCGGCGCGCTGACCAATAACAGCGTCGACCCGACGCAGACGATATGGGCGATGCTGTGCAACAAACTGAAGGCCGACAATCCGCAGATCACAGCATGGACGCTGGTAAACTTCGCCATCGGTGGCACCAACGAGAACCATCCGATCATGACCGGCACGGCCATTGGCGTGGCCCTGCCGCCGTGGTTCGTCGATCCGTCGCAGACCTGGCTGTCCTACGTGCAGACGGCGGCCCCCGATGTGCTGTTCTGGGGGTTCGGCACGAATGGGTCTACCTCTGGCATCTCCGCAGGTAGCGCGGCGGGCAACGCGGCGTCGTTTATCCAAAACAGCTTTCAGATCATCGATGGCTGGGCTGCCGTGCCGAACATCGTCATCGTCACGACCAAGGCGTCCAACCCGGTGAACGAGCCACCGGGCGGCATACCCACTGCTGACGACTCAAACGGCTTCGCCCGCAAGGCGCAGGCAGCCTGGCATCGCACCTTTGCGCAGTCGGGCGCCGCCGGGTTCACGCTGTTCCCGAACGTGAAAGCCAAGGGGTTCGGATTGCTGGACCTCGGCCGACACTATGTCTGCCGCGTCAACGGCCACGATCCCGCATCACAGGGATTGCGCGCCCGTCCCGAGTATCTGTCCACCACGCGGCAACTCGGTGCGGGCGGCGTGACCGGCGTCGATGCCTCGACGGTCGGCTACACCACGCACGGTGATTTCCGGCTGACGTTCAAGCTGGTCGGGGCCGGCGGTGCTTATCTTTTCGATCTCGGTGGCAACTACATTCGCGTATCCGTGGGCGGTTTCAGCGGCAACTATTTCCGCCTCAACATCGCGGCGGATGGCACGCTGACGCCGATCTACGTGCAAAACGGCACGCAGGCGACGCCGGCGATTACCGGAACGCCCATCGCCACGACAGCCGGGCAGGACATCGTGGTCACCCTGTCACTGTCGGGGCCGCGCGTGCAGTGCACGATCAACGGCACAGTGATCATGGACACATGGGCCGCGCGGTTCGTCAGCGAGTGCGCCGGAAAGACGCCGATCAATGTGAACTTCTTCGCAACGCCCACCAGCACCACGCCAATGCACGTCACCGAGTTTTACGAAGGCGTGGGCGCGACGACCGGGGCAACTATGACCTACGCCCAGGCGTTCGGCACGCGCTCGCAGGGCGATGCGACGATTGCGGACTATGCGGGCGGTAACGCCTACAACCACCAGACATCGGCATCCGCTGCCGCCGATCGTGAAGTGATCAACGCGATGAACTTTGCAGTCGGCCCCGCCGCCGGCGCCATTCCGGGCAATGCGACCGTCAGCGGCGGCACGCTGACCTTGGACAATGCCACGTCCAATTTCCTGACGTATCGCAATGTCGGCGCTGCCGCGCCATCGTTCACCACGCGCAGTGTCGGCACCAAGATCGTGCTGTTCCAGAACCTGAGCGGGAGTGCGGTAGACAATGCGATCGGAGTAGGCAGCAATACACTCTGGTTCAGCGTGCCAAATGTCGGTGCGTCGACGTTCGCCTTCTATGCCGGAACGACGCAAATACTGAATTTCGGGCAGGCCCCGCTACGCATGACGTTCGGCACGGTGGGGACGCACAACGTCGTGCAGATCACCCCCGGTGCGGCGGCGGCCAACCCTACGGTGATCGCTAGCACAGCCGGCGGCGGGGGGATCACATTCAACGCCAACACCGGCTTCAACAACGCCACGCCGATCGCCAAGCCGACAATCACCGGCTCGCGCGGCGGTAACGCCGCACTTGCCAATCTGCTCACGCAACTCGCCAGCTACGGCCTGCTCACCGATGGGACAACGGCATAGCCATGAGCGACGATTACAGCCTCACCGCAAACTACGGACTGAAAAAGCCAACCATCGCCGCCGACGTTGACGTGTGGGGCGTGCACTGGAACGAAAACGCCGACCTGATGGACAACCTGATCAAGACGCAGGTTGACGATATGGCCGGGCTGTTCCTGCCGCTGGCAGGCGGCACAGTCACCGGGCCGGCAAAGTTCCAGTCTGGTGTCTCGGTCTGGAACGTGGCCACGCCAGCCGCCAGACCGGCCGTCACCGGCTCGCGCGGCGGCAACGCGGCCCTGGCCTCGTTCCTCACCGCGATGGCCTCCTATGGCTACATCACCGACGGCACGACGGCATAGGAGAGATCGCGTGCAGCAACAGCCCAAGCCCGTCGATCCCACCTCAATCCTGCTCGCGCACCTCGAAGCCCAGGAGTGGAACGTGATCCTCGGCGTCCTGCATAAGATGCCGTACTGGAAGGTCGCGCGCATGATCGGTAAACTGTCCGACCAACTGATGCAGCAATCGTCCGGCGGTGATGACGGCCCGGCCGGGCAACCCGAGCCGCCCGCGCAAGCGAAACCGATGCGCGTGTCGGGCGGCCTGGCAAGAGCGCCCGCCGATGGCTGACGCCTTTACCCCGTTCTGGGCGCTGACTCTGCCGGAAGTCGGCTCATCTCGTGACACTTGGGGAACGAAACTCAACGGTGATATTTCCGATATCGACACATTGCTGCAGGCGCTCATGCCGATCGGCTCGATGCTCGACTACGCCGGCAACGCGGCGCCGGTCGGCTGGCTGCTTTGCGACGGCACGGTCTACACCGTGGCCGCACAACCAAAACTGTTCGCGGTGATCGGCAATCGCTACGGCGGCGATGGCGTGTCGACCTTTGCGGTGCCGGATCTGCGCGGGCGCTCGACCGCCGGCGTCGGCACGACAACCGGCGATCAAGGAACCAACCTTACCCTGACGCTCGGGCAGAAAGCCGGCGACGCCAATATCCAGCTGCAGCAAGCGCAACTGCCGGTGATCAGCGTCACCACCGGGGCCGCCGGTACACACAGCCATCCCGGCAGCCTTAGCGAAACAATCGGCGGCCATTCGCACAGCGGCGGGACGGGCATCCAGGGCGACCACGCGCATACGGTCGCGTTGCCGAATTCGGGCGTCGGCGTCTCGAGTGGCGCGTTTTCCGTGATGTCCGACGTGTTCGGTGGCGGGAGCTATGTGACCAACACAACCGGCGGGCACTGGCACAGTTTCTTTACGGACGTGCAAGGGGGGCACCAGCACAGCCTCTCGATCAGCAGCGACGGGAGCCATTCCCACACATTCGGGCTCGGTGGCAGCGGCGCCTTTATGCGGGTGCTGCAGCCGATCGTTGGCACCACCAAGATCATCTGCTGTGGCCCGCCTGGGCTCGGCACCCGCGGCGCCGAAGCGCCGGCGACGTTCATGGCATCGCCGATGCGCGGCGTGCACTGATGGCGGCAAGCGGCAACATCACGGTCGCGCCGAAGCCGGGCATCTTCCGCGGCCCGACGCCGCAGACCGCGATCGGCCGGTGGTTCGACATGAACCTCATGCGCTGGCGGCAGGGTGTGCCGCAGCCGGTGGGTGGTTCGGCCGAACTGCCGGGGGCGATCGGTGATGCTGCCGTGCGCGACGTGCTCACATGGCACGATAAGGCCGGCCGCCGCTGGGCGGCGATGGGCACCGATAACAAGCTGTGGGTGTACAATTTTGAGCTGCAACAGATCTGGGACATCACCCCGGCCGGGGTAGGCCCGCTCGAGCAGCCGGGCGTGCGCGACGGTTATGGTTTGGCGGATTATGGTGAAGGCACCTACGGCACGCGCCGCGATCCCGCCGACATCGGGCCGGCCGATGCCTCAGCGATCCTCGGCGATATCTGGTCGATGGATCTGTTCGGCGAGCGGCTGGTTTTCGTGCCAACGCAGGACGGCAGGCTGTTTGAATGGAGCCCCAACGTCGACGGCGATCCAGCCACAGTGATCGCCGGCGCGCCGGTCGATAACAGCGGCGTGCTGGTCACCGAGGAGCGCCATATCGTGCTGTTCGGCGCGGGCGGCGATCCGCGCAAGATCCAGTGGTGCGACCAGGAGAACATCACGGATTGGACGCCGGCGGTCGATAACCTGGCCGGCGACAAGATGCTGGAAACCGAGGGGCGCGCGTCGGCGGCGGTCAAGGTCACCGGCGCCAACCTGATCTTTACCGACAATGACGTGCATCTGCTCGCCTATGTCGGGCCGCCTTACGCTTACGGAATAAAAAAGGTTGGCGCGAATTGCGGCATCGCCTCACGACGCGCCATCGCCTACGCCGGAGACACGGTGAAATGGATGGGTCAGCAAGCCTTCTGGCAATACGCCGGCACCGTCACGCCGCTGCCGTGCGAGGTGGGCGATTGGCTGTTCTCGCTGCTCAACCGCTCGATGATCGGCCGGGTGTTCGCAGCGCCAAATCCCACATTCACGGAGCTCGCGTGGTACTGGCCGGACGAAGGGGCCGACGAATGCAACCGCTACGTTTGCCAGAACTACGGCGAGGCCGGCGCCCCGTGGTCGATCGGCCAGCAGATCCGCAGCGCCGCCGACTCGCGGGGGTCGATG